CAGGTCTCTTGGGGAATACACAGTGATGAAGGGACTGAATTCTGTTGAAGTTGCAATGGCCTTCCGCCGTAAGTGGGACTCGTTCCGCGACCCGGTGGCTATTGGAATGGACGCTTCACGATTCGACCAGCATGTGTCACGTGTTGCCCTCGAGTGGGAGCATAGCATTTACAATACAGTGTTTAGGTCAGGGTATCTGAGGAAGATACTACGCTGGCAGGTTAAGAACACTGGATTCATTAGGCTTGATGATGGAACCATTAAGTACACTACCACTGGAACTCGCTGTTCAGGAGATATGAACACGGGTAGTGGGAACTGTATTATCATGTGCGCACTCGTATATGCATACTTGGAAAGCATTGGTGTGTCAGGTAAACTGGCTAACAATGGTGACGATTGTGTTGTTATGATTGAGCGCGGTGATCTAGACAAGTTTAATGTTGATGTTGCTCCATGGTTTAAGGAAATGGGGTTCAAAATGGAGGTTGAGTCTGCAGTTGATCAGTTTGAAAAGATTGTATTCTGCCAGGCCCAACCGGTGTGGAATGGGGAGTCATTTGTCATGGTGCGTGATCCACGTACCGCTATGGCGAAGGATTCCACTTCCGTGCTACCATTGGACTCCGCCGCCAAGTACTCTGCTTGGCGTTTAGCGGTTGGGGAGTGTGGTCTAGCCATTAACTCCGGTGTTCCTGTGTGTCAGGAATATTTCTCTGCGTTTATCCGCGGGGCCGAGCCTCTGAAGAACTTCTCCAATCAAACCGCATTTCAGACTGGAATGTGGCATCTTGCTCAACGACTTGAGGTTAGAAGGACCCAGGTAACAACTGAAGCCCGTGTTAGCTTCTATGAAGCTTTCGGGCTGTTGCCTGACCATCAAATCCTCTTGGAGAAAGAGTTTGAAGCGACGGACTTACGTCCATACCAGCCGTTCCCGGATGTTGATTTCAATACTTTTCCACATCGTACTGACATCATCACCTTATCTCAATAACTCCTGCCAAGAGTTATTTGTACAGAATTTTTCCTCACTACATTTATCATGCTAGTTCGTTACAACCCGTCCAATGTTGTACCACCCCAATACAGGGGGGCCCTTAACACCGCTATTGCTGCTGGGCAGACGATGTCTGCTATCGGTAATTCTAGATGGTTTCGGTCCCTTAGTAAAGGGGCTAAGTCAGCTGTTAAGGCGGCGTACAAGTCGTACTATGCCACTAATCCGAGTCCGCAGGGCCCTTTGGAGCTTGCCCCTGTCGCCCTCAACCGTCGTATCCGTAATTCTCGACCTAAATTTAAGGGTCAGATGGACGGAACCAATGTGATCACTCACCGTGAGTACATTGGTGATGTTGCTGGAAATACCACTTTTGGTACAACTGTCTTCATTGCACAACCTGGTTTGTCGAGTGCCTTTCCCTGGCTCTCTTCTATAGCCAACAGCTATGAGGAGTATGAGTTTACCAAGCTGACGTATGTGTACAGCAATATCGCGGCTACGAGTGAGCGCGGGCGTGTTACCATTGGGTTTGACCCTGATGTTCTCGATGATGACCCAGTAAACAAGGTGGAGCTGTTCCAGTATGCGCAGTGTGCCGAGGGATCTGTCTGGTCCGAGGTTAAGTTGGACGTGAAGTGCCCACCGCGTAAATACACGCGGATGGGTCCCATCCCTAACAGTGATCTCAAGACCTACGATGCCGGAGCACTCGTCGTTGGAGTCAGCAACACTGCCACCACTAACGTGATGGGGGAGCTTTTCGTGGAATACACGGTGAAGCTGCACACCCCCCAACCCTCTAAATGTCCTGGTTACAGAGCCTCGAAGACTGGCGTTTCGCTCACCGGTTCGTGGTTCGGAACTGGAAATGGCACTTGGACTTACGTGGATGGCAACCTTAACATCTGGACCATTGATGACCACCTGGTGTTTGGGAACACTGGCGACTACCTAATCGCTGTCAAGGTCACCGATTCTGTTACGGCCCCCGGAGCTCTCGGGCTCACGGGGACCACCACAGTCACGGTACTTTACAGTTTCGGTTCTGACAGTGCAACCTCCACCACTGGTTCCACCAACTACTTTATGATACGTGTCACGGAACAGGCACAGGTCGCGCAGCTAGTTTCTGCGGGCTCAGCCACTTCCGGGGATACGTTCGTTACGGTGGCAATGTGCAACTTGTAGTGACCAGCTTGTCTAGTTTTCATTTTTGTATTTTTCTTGTATTGTTCCTTGGTAAGGTTCTCACAATCCCTCTCCCATGGTTGGGGGGTGTATTTCGAGTTTGTAGCTAGTGGAAGACAACCACTTAAAAACAACGGGCCGGATGGCACCCGGACTTACTCGTCTGCATTCCCCTTACAAATCATGGTTAGGGTCCGTTTGAATCTGTACCGGTAGTAACTGTTATCGCTTCTCAGTTACTCTGTATTATAGGAAGCGAGGGGTGGTTAACCGCCCTGCTGGTTGGAAGCAGGGAGTCTATGGCAATAATACCTTCGGGGGGCGTGAACGTAGACGATAA